TTTCGTTGGCGACATCGAGCACGAAGAATCGACCCAGTTGCACAGCCGCATAAATGCCGCCCGCACATTGCGAGTGTCACGCCTTTGCCAGTCTGCCGCGAGGGTGCACGCATGACCACGCCAATCTTTAAATCGCTGATCGACGAACAGATCGCCGACTTGCCAGAGCATATGGCTGTGCCAAGCGACCGCCTGCTGATGGTATTCAAGGGCCTGACAATGTGGGACGCCATGCATGCAGCCGAGCTGGCGCACATCGAAAACCCTGAAGCGTGGAGCCGTCGCGCTTGCCTGTGTGGTGAATGGACCTTGGCGTATGAGGTGCGAGCATGACGCAGACGACTGATGACAAGTTGCGCGAGCTGGCCAAGGCCTATTCCCGCCACCGGGAAGCATGGCGAAAGAACGCCCAGGCCATCCGCGAACAGCATGCAACCGCCGAAGAATTCATCGACCTGAAGCCATTTCGCAACAGGTACATGAGCGGCGAGACCCACGAAAACGAATGCTGCATCGTGTGGCATGGCTGGCACCACGCCGTCAGCGAGGTTCAGACCTACGACGACACCTGGACCGAGGAAGACGAAGGCGGCTTTCGAGCCATGGCCAAGTTGCTCGATGAGCGCAAAGAGATCAACGCCCAAGGCGCCCGCATCCGCAACCGCCTGCGCATCATCGGAGACCAGTTGCTGAGGGCTGAGCCATGAGCACCAGCTACGCAGACAGCGCCCAGGCCCGGGAATGGGACCGGAGGCATGACGCATGGGGCAGACCCAAGCAGACATCGAATGACTTCTTCCACGACTACGAGGCGAGCGCCGCCCGGAGCATTGAGCGGGAGGCGATCCGACTGGCCGAACGCAAGGCCGCCCAGGCGCGGATCAATGCCGCGGTCGAGCAGATCGGCGACTTCTTCGGATGCAGCGAGGTGAAGACATGACAGCCCACCAATCAAAGCGCCGCCGGCTGATCTGGACCGGATCGTTTGTCGGCGTATCGCCGTGGCTTTTCCTTCTCACAATCATCGCGCTGGCTGATCTGGTCGCGCCGATTTAACTAATAACCGGTCTCTTCCAAAGGACCAAGGGGTATAACCATGAGTGCAGTTATGAAGCAGGCCGAGCACGCGCCGGCCATGTCGGAGTCAGCTCTTGTCGAGGTTTTGAGTGGGAGCCTGTACCCGGGCGCCGCGCATAACTCGGTCGTAATGGTCTTGGCCTACTGCCAGGCCGCGCACCTGGACCCAATGCTGAAGCCGGTCCATATCGTTCCGATCTACCAGAAAGGCCGAGGCATGGTCGACGTGGTAATGCCGGGCATTGGCCTTTATCGAATCCAAGCGGCGCGCACCGGGCAATACGCCGGCATCAGCGACCCCGAATACGGCCCATCGATCACGACCAAGATGGCCGGGGTTGACGTCACCTATCCCGAATGGTGCCGGGTCACCGTCAAGCGCCAGATGGCGAACGGCCTTGTGGCCGAGTTCACCGCGAACGAGCGCTGGCTTGAGAACTACGCGACTGCCAGTAAGGACAGCATCGCGCCGAACTCTATGTGGAAGCGCCGCGCCTTCGCCCAGCTCGCCAAGTGCGCCGAGGCCCAGGCCCTGCGCAAAGCGTTTCCCGAAGTCGGGTCGGCCCCTACCGCCGACGAAATGGAAGGCAAGTCGTTCGAGGAAGCCCCTCGCGATATCAGCCCCCAGAAACAGGCCGAGCCAGAGCACGAAGCGCTTCCGGCCTACTCCGACGACCTTCTGAAAGAAAACCTCGTCAAGTGGCAGCCGCTGATTGACGCCAATCGCACCAGCCCCGAACACCTGATCGCGACCATCAGCAGCAAGTACACGCTGACCGATGCGCAGAAAGAACAGATCACCAACCTGAAAGCCCTCGACGGAGACGCAGCATGAAAATTCACAACGTAGCTCAAGGTTCCGCCGAGTGGTTGGCACTGCGCGGCCAACACTTCACCGCCTCCGAAGCCCCGGCCATGATGGGTGCCTCGAAGTACCAGACCCGAACCGACCTGCTGACCCTGAAGAAAACCGGCATTGCCCATGACGTCACACCGTCTCAGCAATTCATCTTCGATAAGGGTCACGCCACTGAGGCGGCCGCCCGCCCGCTGGTTGAAGTAATGATCGGCGAAGAGCTGTATCCGGTCGTAGGCACCTCGGGCAACCTGCTCGCCTCGATGGACGGCGCGACGATGCTGGGCGAGACGCTGTTCGAGCACAAGCTCTGGAACGAATCACTGGTCGCCCAGGTGAAGGCTGAAGACCTGGGTCCGCACTACTACTGGCAGCTTGAGCAGCAGTTGTTGGTGAGCGGCGCCGAGCGTGTGATTTTCGTGTGCTCAGACGGCACCGCAGACAACTTTGTCAGCATGGAATATCGCCCGGTTGCCGGTCGCGCCGAGCAGCTGGTCGAAGGCTGGAAGCAGTTCGAGGCAGATCTTGCGGCGCATGAGATCAACAGCGCGCCTTCAATCGTCGTCGGCAAGGCCCCGGATGAACTGCCAGCGCTGCGCATCGAGCTGACAGGCATGGTTACCGCCAGCAACCTGAAAGTGTTCGAGCAGTCGGCCTTGGCGGTCATTGATACGGTGAAAACTACGCTGACCACCGACCAGGACTTCGCCGACGCGAAGAAGGCCGTTAAGTGGTGCGGCGATGTTGAGGAAGCGGTCGCGTCAGCCAAAAAGCAGGCGCTGTCGCAAACCCAGTCCATCGAAGAACTGTTTTCGTCGCTGGATCGCGTCTCTGCGCATGCACGCGAAACTCGACTGAAGGTCGACAAACTGGTCAAGGCTCAGGAGCTGGTCGTCAAGACCAGCATCAAGCAGAAAGCCGAGCAGGCGCTGACCGATCACGTCGCAGCGATCAACAAGACCCTGGGTAAAGTGGTGCTTCCGCCGATCGCAGCAGACTTCGCGGGCGCCATGAAGAACAAGCGCACCATTGCCAGCTTGCAGGATGCGGTTGATACCGAGCTGGCCCGGGCCAAGATCGATGCCAGCCAGTTGGCCGACGCTATCCGCCTGAACCTCGAAAGCCTGCGCACTCTGGCAATCGATCACGCCTTCCTGTTTGTCGACGCTCAACAGCTGGTCACGAAGGCCAATGACGACCTGGTGGCGCTGATCAAGGTTCGCATTTCCGAGCACAAGAAAGCCGAGGAGGAAAAGGCCGAAGCCCTGCGCGAGAAGATCCGCAAGGAAGAACTGCAGCGCATCGAGGACGAAGCCAAGGCGAAGCAGGCGGCCGAAGTGGTTCCCGAGCCTGAGCCAGTCGAAACGCCGGCACCGGTGTCGACTCCTGCGCCGGTGAAAACTGCCCCAGTCGTTCAGCAGGCCGCCAAGCCTGTAGCGGCACCAACCCATCAACCGCTGACCTTGCAAGCCAATGTTTTCGACCTGGAGGAACTGGTCAAGGCCGTGGCCGCTGGCGAGGCCCCGCTGTCGGTGTTGGTGGTCAACTGGGAGGCGCTCGACGCACTGGTCGCCTCCCAAGGAGCCGCATTCAGCATGGCCGGCGTAAGGCTGGACAAAGTAGCGGCATAACCATTCAAGCCCTGGCAGCCGCCGGGGCATTCAATCGAGGTAAAGAAACATGGCGCGCGGCGTAAACAAAGTCATCCTTGTGGGCACATGCGGGCAGGACCCGGAGTGCAGATTCCTTCCTAACGGTAACGCAGTAACGAACCTGAGCCTGGCCACCAGCGAGCAATGGACCGACAAGCAAACCGGCCAGAAAGTCGAGAAGACCGAATGGCACCGTGTGTCGATGTTCGGCAAGGTCGCGGAAATCGCCGGCGAATATCTGCGCAAAGGCTCCCAGGTCTACATCGAGGGCAAGCTACAGACCCGCGAATGGGAGAAGGACGGAATCAAGCGCTACACCACGGAAATCGTCGTCGATATGCAGGGCACCATGCAGCTCCTGGGCGGAAAGCCGCAGGACGGCAACCAGCAGCAATCGGCGGCGCGCCAGCAACCTCAGCAGCGCCAGCAGCCGGCGCAACAGCAGCAACCAGATCAAGGGCATCGCGCAAATGGTCCGCAGGGCGGGGTTGCGCCTGACTTCGACTCATTCGATGACGACATACCTTTTGCGCCACTCCACAACCTGATCGGCGCTTGACCATCAATCCGACGTAACCGACCAAAAGGGCGCCAATGAGCGCCCTTTCTTTTGGGTGCCAAATGAACCAATACAACGACCTCCGAATTATTGACCGCTCGACACTGGCCTCTGCACAAGAAGCGTTCCTACGCTCTGGCGGAAAGGTCAACGAAATCGAATCGTTTGAATTCCGACCCCGCCCGGCACGAACAGAGCCTCGGCTGACGCAGGAAGAGATCGAGCTACAACAGATGGCCGATCAGATCCGAACGCTGAGCGAAACGATGACCAAGACGGAAATGGCCAAGCACATGGGCATTTCTCAGGAACGGATAACGAAGGTCTGCAAACTATCAGGAATTCAGCTGCGTAATGGTGCTGGGCGTAGCCCAGGCAGCAGATCGGCCAACCCAATCGAGGACAAGGTTCTGGTCGATCGGATCAAGGCCCTCGCACAGATCGGCCTGAAAAAGAAGGAAGCGCAGAAGCATATGGGTATTGGCTGGCACAAGATGGAAAGGCTGGTTGATACCTATCACATCGCCTTCCCCGGGCCGTCGCAGTGCGAATGATCCGAACCAAGGTGCGCCAGCGGGCGCGCCAACATCAACACGACCTACCTGCCAGCGGTATCACCCATGACCATACCCAATACCAGCCACCAGTTAACGATGATGGACGCGATCCTGAACCTGCTGCTCGCCTACCGGATTCACGGGACCGACGCGGCCATCAAGGCTTCAGCCTACTCAGTTCGCGATAAGGTCCGAATCGCCTGCCGCCCGGTCATCAACAAGGTTATCCGCTGCTCGTCGCCGATCAAGTGGGCAGAGGCTATCTGTCGGGACGACGAATTATGAGCGAGATCGCAAGGGCGCCCAGTGGCTGCCGGGTCGGCGCATCGCATCAGAAGGCGAAGCTGACCAGTGAACAGGTTGCCGAAATGCGGGCCATCTACGAAACCGGCGGAAAGGGCTACGGTTTCTTGGCTGAGATCTACAAGTGCGGAGCCTCGACAGTCCGCGACATCGTGCAATACCGCACGCGCTTTGCAGGATAAGGGATAGGGATATGGCGAAGAGTACGCAGGAGCGGTCAGCGAAGGCCGCGGCGAAACGTGAAAAGGTCGGCGAAAAGGAGTTGCGTCACAAGGTCCGCCCCGGAATTCATCAGATTATTGATCGTATCAAGGAGCGGTCAGGAGTAACAGAAATCAGCGAGGTATTGCAGACAGCCATTATCAAAATGGATGCCATGACTGACGCCGAATTGATCGAGTTCCTGACCCATGAGCGCCACGAAATCACTATCAGCAAAACGTTGCGCGACGACTTCGACAATAAGTCTCGCCGTGAAGCTCTGTATCACGGTGAAGACAGTGATGACGGTGATGACAGTGAGTACGAAGTGATCGAGCCGAGCCGCCTGCCGCACGGCCCGGACGAATGCGCCAAAGCCCAGCTCGACATCCTCAGCCAGGAGTAACCCGCATGGAAACGATCTACACCCACCGCCCGACCGGGCGCACCTACTCGCTGGCTCGCACTTCTGCAGAGTTCGCGATCCTGCACCACCTGACGGGCGGGGCGAAGTTTGTTCGCCGCGGTGACCTGGTAGACGGCAGTGATTGGAGTGTTAAGGCATGAGCGAACAACTGACCGTCCACGAATGGGAAGCCGTGCTCAGAGGCACGCCAGCCGCCGACATGCGCCCAGGCGAGACAATCGCCCGCTACATCCACCGCAAGGTTGAGGTGCTGACCAGTGAGCGCGACCGACTGAAGCGGGACTATGACGGTCTGCTCGAAGACTGCGCGGGGCTTCTGTGATGCCCAGAAAGAAGCCATGGATTGATCGGCGATGCTGTGACTGGGACACTTTCCTGTCAGGAGTGATGGGAGCGGCGCATCGTCTCAAGTTCCCGCTGATTCTGGTCAACTGGTGCGAGGCGCGCAGCCACTGGCGGCGATACAGCTGCACAGGCGCAGACGTGGTCAAGATGCAGCGCGCCCGCGAAATAAATTCAGCGATCTACCTGTACAGCTCGCCTACAAAGCGCCGATAGAGGCGTCTCCTAACCCCTACCCCACACAAGAGCCTGCCGGTGTACGGCGGGCGAGGAATTCGACATGGCAGAAATAAAGTGCGACCACGGCCACGCAATGAACGTCAGCACGCCGGACTGGATCGGCCAGCTCAGCCTTGACCAGATGCGCCGCGCCGTCGAGTTGATGGGCGAAAAGATCAAGGCGGCCGAGGCGCAGCCGAAGCGTGTTATCTGGCGCGTTTGTTGTGGCGGCCTGTGCCTTGCGAATTACCGAGAAGACCAATACGAGAAGGCGGCCGACCACTTCCTGCGCATCTACAAGGAGTCATTCATGGAAGAAGCCGCCGACTACGTGAAGAAACCCTACGGCACCGAGACCTTCCGCCGATCGCTGCCAAGCATCGAAATCGAACGGGTAACCCAGTTCGAGTACGACACTGAGTGGTTTCCGGCCAAAGCAAAATAGCCGACCGCTGCCGCCCAGCGCGGCACAGGTCTAAACTGTCGGCCAACTAAACGAATCGTCAGGGGTGGCGTATGGCTGCGAAGCGCGGGGTGCGTGCGGCATCGAAAAGCAGTATCGAGATCAGCTTTATGGTCGAGGGCAAGCAGTGCCGGGAGCGCCTGCCGCTGGAGCCTACGCCGGCCAACCTGAAGCGGGCGCAGCAGCAGAAGGCGTCGATTGATCTGGCGATTCACCGGGGCGAGTTTGACTATGCCGAGGCGTTTCCCCGGTCGAAGCGGGCGGCATCGGCTGTCGGGCAGTCCGGACAGGTTCCGCTGGGCCAGTACCTGGACGAATGGCTTGAGCGCAAGGCCGGCATCCTGAAGGCGTCCACGCTGGACGGTTACCGCAAGATCGTTGCGGGGGTGCTGGCCCCGGCGCTGGGCTCGCTCCCAATAGCGTTTGTTACGCGAAAGGAGGTCAAGGCAGCCATGGCCAAGATGTCGGCGACCAACAAGCGGCTGGCCAACGTGCAAAGCTGCCTGCGCTCTGCCCTGAGCGATGCCGTAGACGACGAGCTGATCGAATCGAACCCACTGGCCGGATGGACGTATTCAGTGAAGGGCAAGCCGCGCACCGAGGACGAGATCGACCCATTCAGCCCGGACGAGCAGCGGGCCATTCTGGCGGCAGCGACCGGGCAGTATCGGAACCTGTTGCAGTTCGCCTTCTGGACAGGCCTGCGCACGTCGGAGCTGGTAGCGCTGGAGTGGGGCGACATTGACTGGCATCGCGGGGAAGTGAGGGTGTCGCGGGGGCGGACGGCGGCTGCCAGCGAGGCAGAGACGCCGAAGACAGCGGCTGGGGTGCGTAGTGTGCGCCTGCTGCCCATGTCGTTCGAGGCGCTGAAGGCCCAGCGCGAGCACACCTATATAGAAGGGAAGGCCGTTTTCCACGACCCGAGGCACAACCGGGCATTCAACGGCGACCAGGAGATCCGCAAGTCATTCTGGACGCCGACCATCCGCCGGGCAGGCGTACGCTACCGGAACCCGTACCAGACCCGGCACACCTACGCATCCATGATGCTGAGCGCGGGCGAGCATCCTATGTGGGTGGCCAAGCAGATGGGGCATGCTTCCTGGCTCATGATTGCGCGGGTATACGGGCGCTGGATTCCAACCGATGGCGACTCGTCGGGGGATAAGGCGGCGGCGATGTTTGGGAAGCCTGAAGGGAATGTGAAAATATCTCTTGCGTGACAAACAATGTTTGTCTATAGTTCGTTCACACCAAGGCGAAACGCCTACCAAAACGAACAGCGGAGCAAGACACCATGACCACTACCACCAAAAACACCCAAGCCGAAATCGTTGCAGAAGCTCAGAACATCACCACCAAAGAACGCGTGCTCGCAGAAGCAGAAAACTCCGCCCTGATCTTGGCCCTTCGTGCCGCTTCCGGCATCCAGTACAGCACCTGCGTATCTAAAGCTCGCTACCAGCTTGAAATCATCGACCGCAGTGGCAAGGGCGTAAAAGTCATCCCGGTCAGCGAGTTCATGCCTTTCTACGAATTCAACGAATTCCTGCGCAACTTCAAGCACGTCGAGGCGTAAACAGATGAAACGCATATCAAATATTACGAACTCATCGAAAAAACACCGGTTCTTGGTAATGCTGCTCGATGAGTTTGGCGACGATATTGCCCTTGAGGTCGATGCAGACAGCAAGGAAGAGGCCGAACAGATCGCCCAGAAAACTGGGCTTACAGTTGAAAGCGTGGAGAAGATCTGACATGGCAAAAATTCTGATTGGGTACTCAGCGTGCGAGCTGACCCGCAAGGCGTTCGAGCAGCACGGCCATGAAGTCTGGACTTGTGACCTCCTGCCGGCGCGCGGCGATCAATCGCGTCACCTGCAGTGTGACGTGTGGGACGTCCTGCATCGCGACTGGGATATGGCCGTGCTGCACCCGATGTGCACATACCTGACCGTTTCGGCCGCATGGGCATTCAAGGATGCCGACCTCGACAAGTACCCGGGCATCGGCTACCACCAGAAGGTCAAGCCGGGAACGCTTGTCGGGGCCGATCGCCGTGCCGCACAAGCAGCCGCGCTCGACAACTTCAAGCGACTGCTGGATCTACCATACCCAGTTGCCATCGAGAACCCTTCGCCTTCGTTCCTGAATAAGCGTGTCGCTCCGCCGACGCAGGTCGTTCATCCGCACCAGTTCGGCGACGACGCAAGCAAGTCCACCGGCCTCTGGCTGAAAGGCCTGCCAATGCTCGCGCTCGATCCGTCCGTAGCGGTAGCGCCGCGCATGATTCCAAACGCCAAGGGCGACAAGCTTCTGCCGCGCTGGGCCAACCAAACCGACAGCGGCCAGAACGCCCTGAGCCCGTCAGATAACCGATGGCTCGAGCGCTCCGAAACTTACCCGGGAATCGCCGCCGCCATGGGCAGTCAGTGGGGGAGTTTTATAACTGGGCGCAAAGCGGCATGAGCAAACCAGACGCTTCCAAGCTGAACCCTGATCCAGCAAATCTGCGCGAGCTTCTTTCTCGAGCTGGAATCAGTCAGCGCAAGGCAGCCCAGTTATTGGGGCTGTCTGCAGCGGGACTGCAGAACTACATCCGCGACCCTGCGGACCCAAAGTATCGACCAGCACCGTACACCGTGCAGTTCGCGCTTGAGGCGCTGGCAAATGAGGCCGGGCAGTCCGGCGACAAATAAACGAAGGGGTGAGTGATGAGCAAGGAAGAAATGCGCGAAGGCTTCGAGGCCTGGCACTGCGAGCAGTACAAGACCCATGGCACGACCGGCGCGCCGACCCGCGACATGCACAATGGGGTGTACGACGAGAAGTACGGCCCGCGAAAGCAGCAGGTTCTATGGGAATGCTGGCAGAGCACCGGTGGCGACGCGGCTAAGGTCGAGGCACTGAAGGAAGAGTACGAGCAGAAAGAGGTCGGGGATAAGCCGGTCGGATACCTGGACTTAATTCCTCGGGGTGACTTTGGGTTCAGATCAATCAAGTGTGCGCCTCACGCCTACTACAAAATCCCCGTCTTCACCCGGTCCGATGCGAGCGAGATTGATCGGCTGCGAGAAGAACTGGCGCAGGCCAAGGAAATTATCGGCCTTAAACATCGCGACCTGATCGAGGCTCAAACAGCCGTCACCGGATGGGCAGAAAAGTGCAAGGCCGCCGAGAAGCGGAATGCGGAGCTGGTTGCGTCCATCATTGCACTGCCAGATGAATTCAAGGGGCTGTCAGGCTGCGAGAACACGGCTGGCGTCTACGCCTGCATCGACTACATCAGCGATTGGGTTGCCGAGCTGGCCAGGCCCGTCGAATCGGGAGCAAGCGAATGAGCAGTAAAATTGAAGTGTCGCGGGAGTTGATCGCCGCCATGCGAAAAACCTGCAAGATCACCGAACGCCAGTGGGACGAACTCAATGCCGCATGCGCCGCCCCTGTCGTCGAGCGCCAGCCGGTTGCCGTGCTGATGCTTGGCGAAGTATTCCACGGAACAAATGGGCCGGAAGTTGACGACTGGGATATCAACTGGGATCGTGAGGCCGTCGAAAAACTGGCCGTCAAACATCCGGGTGAGCACTTTGAGTTGTTCACCGCCCCACCCGAACTCGCCGAACTGCAAGCCACCATCGAGCGGCTTCGCGCCGAGCTTGGCGAATGCAAGGGCGAGTATGACCGGGCCGTCAACAAGGTGGACGCCTTGCGTGGTCAGTTGGCCGAGGCTCATGCGCTGTTTGCCGATGTCTTGAGCATAGATATCCCGCGCACCGCGGAATCGCTGGAGCGGATGAGGTCAATCCTGTCCGGCAGCGCAGAGCCCGCACCAATCGCCTGGCACGTCGGCGGAAACGGATATGACGAGGTTTATTTCTCCTACCCGGCATGGGCGTCGAAACTGGGCGATGCTTGTCCAGCGATCAATGCAATCAATGACGTTTCCACGCTGGCCATCATGTTCCGCGGAGGGTCAATAGTAAGCAAAGGCCGAGCAGAGCCGACCAACAAGGAGCGCGAGTGATGGGCGACGTGAAGCGCTGGTTCGCAAACTGGAGCATGCAGGAACACTACCCGAGCAAGGATGGTGAATACGTCCTCGCCTCTGACTACGAAGCGCTGGCTGCTGAGCGAGACCAGCTCAAGGCGAAGCTGCTGCACCAGGAGGTCGAAGCCGGAACCCTGGCAGAGCGTATGAAGGCTGCCGGAATGATGACCGTCGACGAGCTGCTTGCCGGCGCCCCACTGGATGCCTTCACTCGCCACGCGGGCGTCAACAACCTTGAGACGTTCGGGCAATGGCTCGAAATGCGCCGCCGTGAATACGTGACCATGCAAGCCAAGCGGACGCTGGATAAGCGCGAAGAGGATGATCTCTACGAGTGGGTGCTTGCCCATGCCGGAGTGTTCGGCGAGGTGCACGTCAACTTCAAAGCAGCAATGGCTGCCCATGAAAAAAACGGGTGACTAGAAAGGGACTATCAGTCACGCCTAATTGCGGTTTCAGCAGCTTTTCAGCTACCACACCGCTACAGGCCACGGAATACAACGACCGACCGGGGGTTTAAATCCCCCGGATGTAAACAAGTCAGCTAGAAGGGAAGGGTGGATCTATGAGTGATCGGGAATTGTTGGAGTTGGCAGCGAAGGCTATTTTCATTGAGGCGGTATGGTCTTCGTCCGGAACCATGCTCCTGCCAAAAACACAGACGAACGAAGGTTGCGATGAGTGGAATCCGCTAACAGATGACGGCGATGCCATGCGTCTGGCTGCCGCGCTGCCCGACGTAACGGTCGTCATCGACAATCACATGAACTGGTGCGGCATCCACCTGACCGCCGAGCGCGGCAAGTACGACCTGGTCGAGTATTTCAACGGCGATAGGGCGTACTCGATTCGACTCGCCATCGTCCGCGCTGCCGCCGAGATTGGCAAAGCCATGCAGGCGGGGAGCTGAGCGATGGCAACAATTACAGAAATACGAGCCATGCTCGAGCGCGGCGAAACCGTGAGTCTTCAGCGCAAATATGTCGCGGCAGTTCTCGAAGGGCTTGCAGCAGATCCGCGAGGCACTGAAGTCTATCGCGTGATCCCGCGCCCGGGGCGCATGTCCGATATCGTTATGGAGGAGAAGAGTCGATGAGTGAGCTAAGCCCAGAGTTGAACAAGGACATTCGCGATGCTGTTGAGTCAGCAGCAAGGAAGATTAATGACGAAGTAATGGAGCTTCGTCTAGCGCCACAAGACACCGAATCGGAAAACGTAGCGCTTCATGATTGGTACGAGGGAGGCATTCCGCCCATCGGCCTTACGTTCGAGTTCACGTCAAACGGCGGCCACAACTGGAGTGCTCGGACGATCATTTATAAAGATGACAGCGCCATCCTTCTGGATGGGTACCAACTGTTCAAGCTGGCAGATCCTGATATTGGTTTCCGCCCAATTCGCACGCCTGATCAGATCCCGTCGGAAGAACGAAATAAGGCAATCGAGGCAATGGCTGCGATTACCGGCGGATCAGACCTAAGGGCCTGCATCGAGCTTTACGACGCTGGGTACCGAAAGCCCTAACACCTTGAGGCCGCACTGATAGAACTCCAATCGCTCTTCCAGGCCATTCAGCCCACCGTTGATTCGCTTGGTGATCCCTTGGAAGTCACCCTTGTCAGCCAGCGCGTTCAGGTTGCGCGAATTCCAGAACCAGGCCGCCGACTTCGCCGCCCATTCTGCCTGTTCCAGCGTCTCGGGCGCCCTCAGCAGACGGTCGTCGCCGAACAGGGCTTTGCTGCATGCTAGGTAGTTGTCGTGCCCGGTGATCTGGATCAGGCCGCGACCGCGGTATTTCTGGCCATCACCGTCAGCTTGGGGCGTGTTGCCCAGGCGAGCGGCCAGAGATCCGGTGTCGTACTTGCTCAGGTACTGGTCGCCGCCCAGCTCGCGAACGTAGCGGAACTGGCCGGACTCATGACCGACCTGGGCAATGAAGGCAGCCATGCGCAGGCGCGTGTTGATCTGGTATTTGTCCATGGCCAAGGTCAGCGCCGAGGCGAACACGCCAGCCTGCTTGCCAGCGTTCGGGAGGATCTGCAGCAGTTGTTGCTCGGTGATCGGCATACTTTTCTCCAGACGAAAAAAAGCCCGCACTTGGCGGGTTGATATGGATTACTTTCGGGGCATGCTTCGATTATCCTAGCCCCTCCCCACCACGCTAGGGCTCAGCAATGAAGGCAGCAAAGACCTACGGCAATCTCGCGCCACATCCTACCGTCGATGGCTGGGTATCGGGCTGGGCCGTGCTATCAAACACCCTGACCAACTGGCATTTGGCTGCCGTTTATGAATGCAGGCAGTCCGCAGAGAAAGAAGCTGCTCAGCTTGGCGGATCGTACCAGGCGGTTTTTGGTTATCACCGCCCCGGAACTGCTGACTTCCTTCATAAGCATGAAGTAGACTGCTCGACCCTACCTATACTGGCTTAACGATCGCGCCGCAGCTTTCTGCGGCGCATCACATATGATTGTCCAGTGGATTGACGCCGACCTGATAGTAAACCTGGCTTTCCGCTAAGAGGCTGGCCCCATCATGCATAGATCCTGCGAACACATCGAAGTTATCTCTGATCACTCCAAAAAACTTAGGGGCATTCAGATATTTTATGGTCGAATGCTCGTTTCGATTTACGATTACTGAAACAGCCTTTCCTGTGCCGGCAACCAGTCCGGCCCCAATAGCATCACCCCAATAATAGGTTGAGTCGTGCGAGGATTCTGACATTCCCGCTATCACGTAGCGCGGCGCTTCGTCTGACCTCTTTAAGCACTCTAGTAGATCGGGCGCAATGCTTTCCGGCATAACTTTCCTTATGCCTTTCTCGAAATACATACCATGAGGATGTTTTTTCGGGTGGAACACCTGCGGGGAGAAAGCGAATGTGACCACATCTTTAATATGTATCGACTGGTAAAGGGAGGTATAACCCCCATAGGACTGCCCCATAAGGATTGTCCTGCCGCTCCTATGCCCGGTCAAAAACTCTATGTAGGACCCAAGACGATCTAGAACTGGCAAGCGACTGTTATCGCAATAGTATTTCTCCATCTTATCCCGCAAAAAAAGGATATTCCCCCAGAAGCTCAGCATCTTGCGAATCAGGAAGAAGTTCTCTGTACGTCCAGAAAAAACAACTAGCCAGTCGGCCGAGTCACGCTTAACAATAACGGCCGAAGCAGGGGTCGAATTTAGCCCCACCATGATTTCTAGCATTTCAGCCTTGTCTTTGCTGAGCTGGTCATCGTACATAATGCAGGGTGGCTCCCACTTTCCAGACTTTAGCTCTGCTATGCCGGCATCGAAATTTGGGCATTTGCCCTGAATGGCTTCAGTCGAGAGCACCGACCGTTCCTCCTCCGTCCCGAACCTGACGTAGTGAAGCAGGGGGTTCATCCCCGACCTCGCCACGTCAGGATATCGCTCCAGGTAAAAGGACGATGAGAAGAATTCGCTAGGATCAAAACACCCAGTGGTTCCATGCTCAAGGTAGTGGTCAACAGGGTCTACGCCATCTTCAAGACTGTATTTCTCGCGGTAGTTCTTTCTGTCCACGAAATACGAGATTGCTTTGTATCTTGCTCGATAAGCATCTGTATTTGCAGTCATTGTAAGAGGGCATCCCATCCGAAAATTCAGGCGAACCTATCACCATGCTTTTAGAATTTCAAACCAGAATTACACTTATGTGACCTTGCTTAGGAGGCGCAACCATCAATGCTGCCAAGCACTGTCACTTCCTGAACAACAGAAAGGGCTCGTGGTGAGCCCTTGTTGGTTAGACGCTCTTATGCAATAACAGCGAGTTTTCTCGAAACACCACCGGCATCCTTGATAGTGATGTACCCAACTACAGGGGCGTCCGCGCTGGAAGTGTTGGTGCCGAATCGAACCAGGCCAGTACCCTTGCCTGCAAGCTGGATGTCGTGGTTGGCAGAAGGTCCGGCCGCTGTAAGCGAAGCGTAGGTGCTTACACCCCCCACCTCCACGTAGGCATTTGCAGCGTCGTCGTTACCGATCTCAACCTTGGTGCCAGCACCTTTAGAACGGACACCCAAGTTCAGGGTGGCGGACACGGTCTGCACTGTATAAGTCGGGGTAGTTAGGGATGCTTTGGCAGATAGGCCATTCACCGCCCCTGTAGGGGCTTGCACAGTGAAAGCGTTAAGCAAAACTTCATTGCCAAGCTCTGCGTTGCCCGCCCCTTTGGCCCTACCCTTGAATGGCACGTCAGCAAGGGCGCCCTCCGTACGATATGTGCCGTCGTACACCCGTGGTCCAGACCCGCCAAGCAGCAGCTGACCTGAAGACGTGTTCATCTCGACGTAGACCCCGGCAGCAGGCCTAACAGCTCCAGTGCCAGAACTCACAATCACGCCGTTGAATGCAGCGATAGCATTAATGTTAAGTTCTGTCGCGTTCGCCGACTGAATGCGTCCAGTGATGGTAAGCGACGGGGCATCGAATACGGGAACACCAGGGGTTAGTTGGTGCCCGATAACAATATCCGCGTTAGTTAGGCTAAGCGCACCAACAGAGGCATCTTGCTTGATCGATGAAAGCGCCGTGTGCGGTATCCCGACTTTAAAGGTGAAGCCTTCCAGCTCACTGGCAGTACCGTCACCGATGAATTTGATCTGGTGCTTGCAGCCTGTGTTGCCAACGACCGGCTGATCTTGAAACGTGGTTTCCATCAAGCCTTCAATAGAAAGGTTTTGATGCACGCTGCCCGATGTCTGATAAAGCTCAAAGATCGCGTCGTTGTAGCTGATGTAGTAGCAGCCACGGTCGAAGCCCCAGCCGCGAGTGAACTCCGCCCATACCGGCGCCCCGCCGCCAATATGGCGCAGGTCGCAGCTGTAGAACTGGTTGTTGGTAAAGGAGACGCCAACACCAAATGCGCGCAATGCGGCATAGTCGCTGGTTGCGCCATTTCGCATTTTGCCGTCTGCGATGTACACCTTTGCCGTCGGGTCTTGGCTGTAGTTGGCAAAGCGAGCGCGGATATAGGAAGTGGTTTCGCTGCCGATATTCCAGCATGCGGTGCGCAAGAAGTGGCCCGTTACGTTAGTGCCAACAAACATGTTATTGCCGCTGGTTTCAGCGTTCTGCGGACCCAGCAAGAGACCACATTTCGGCGGGTCTGTTTCATCGCCAAAAATCGTTAACCCGTGGATTTGCAGCCAGCGGGTTCCGGTCATGTCCACGACGTTCTTGGTCGCGCCACGGCCATGGAACACCGCGCCGTTAGCTTCAAGGATGGTGTTGCGCGCCTTGATGTTGGTAAGGTTTACGCTGCCATCGATGCGGTACAAGCCTGCCGGAATGTCACCTACGACTTTTACATAGTCTTCCGAGGACACATCCACGAACGTGGTCTTGATGTACTGCCAGAAGGCACTGAGCGCACTGGTCTGATCGACCAAACCGGTACCGGCTTTCAGGTCTGCACGCTGGGCCACAGACATGAAGTCGTACAGGGTTTTCTGCGGACGCCATTGAGCTGCCCACTGGGTTTTCCAGCATCGGCCATCAGTGCCAACAATCACCGAGTCGTCATCGTCCGTGCTGGTGTTGTCGAGCGGGTCGTACAGGTAAGTGGCAATTACCCCGTTTGTGGTGATTGAAACGCTGTCAGCGCTGCCTACGTAGGCGCGCAGGACGGCCTTTGACGCCAGCTTTCGCACCGATTGCGCCGCCACGTTAGAGCCATCCCATGGAATCAGCGCCGCGCCCTTGGCAGGGTCGGTTGCGTCCTGGATCTCTGCAATAGCCTCAAGGCTGTCGTTCAGCTCCCAGCCGGACGACTTGTAAATGTATTCGGCCTGGTTCCCGGTATTGACGTACCGATCGCCAAGCTGCAGCGGCGCACCGTCATCGCGAATAGTCGGAGGGGCGGAAAATGGGGCCAGGAAGCGAGCGGTTCGCGCCGTAGCGAGATCGGCGGAATCCTCGGCCGACTGAGCGGTATCGATAGCACCTTGAATGGCAGAGGTCCTGGCGATTTCTTCGCCGAGCCAGTCGGGATCAATTTTGCCTTGCTCATCTGCTAGGGGGATTTTCCCAGGGCTTGAAGCAAGAGTTGCTGTTCCGCCTGTTACCACAGCGGCGGCATTCTGCGCGCTGAGCGCCGCGCTTGCGCTGTCCGCCTCGACCTGCTGCGCCAATGCATCCACAGCAATGCGGTCTTCGCTGGTAGCGGTGGCGTTCTCAGCCGATATCTGCTCAGAAAGGCCGGCAGCGAGCTGGCTTTGAGCTGCCGCAGACGCACTGGCAGTCGCCGAGTCCTTACTGGCTTGGGCGGACACCGCGGAGAGTGCCGCCGCATCCTTGGCGTCTACCGCCACTGCGGAGGCTGAAATGGTCTCGTCGTGCGCCTGCTCTACCTCGGCTGCGCTGGCCAAAACCTGAGCGGTCTGCGTGCTGACGGTGGCTGCCTGAGACGCGACCTGACTGGCGTTATCGTCAACCTGGGACGCCAATAAAGCGACTTCATCCCGATCGGCAGCCGTTGCATCCCTGGCGCTTTGAATCTGCCCTAGCATTTCTACGGCAGCGTCAATCTGCGGGCCGGTGTGGGCGCTGTTGTAAGCCATATGTCTTTTCTCCAGGCACAAAAAAGCCGCCCATGAGGACGGCCTGGTTAAATAGGTTTCTTCAGAACGCGGTGAGGATCAGGTTTCGCTCAGCGCCCGAAAGCGCGTCGACGTAGATGTCCGAAACCTCATGCGGGTAATCGATATTCGCTGAGTAAACCTGCATTGCCGGCGCCAGAGAGCGCTCAGTCCGCGCCGTCGGTAACGCGCCGGCCATATGCACGGCCCAGCCGCTTGTTGTTCTTGGCGTGATACCAATGCACAGCAAGAGCTCATTTTGAAGGTGCGAGGTGACGTCAATGGGTGTAGCTGGGGAAGCATGAGACTCAAGCTTTACGCTTGACCACCCAGGCGCGCGGAATACCAAAACCGAAAGGAACAATGAGTTCGACTTTTCCCTTGTCCACTTTGGTGGAGAAAGCCCCGGGGCATACCTTGCGGTGCAGACGTAGTCCTGAACTCCCGAAGCCCAGTGCTGCCAGCCCGTAGCCGTCATAACGGTCTTGATCAATTCACCAAGCGGAGACATGACAGCGACGACCAGGTCGCCCGCCTGTATGCCGCTGGGGAAATTTACTTCCACTGGCGCTGTGCCGCTTGCCAGCAGATTCGTAGCACCAATGAACTCCCAGTTGGACCATGGGCCAGGCAGTACGCCCCCCATCAATGCGGCCTCCATCATGAGCGAGCTCCTACAGATCCAACCCAGCCCGTCCCTACCCATATCAGAATCACGGTCGTCCAGGCAGCTCCCTGCACCGGCACTTGGCTGTTGTTCCAAAGAATTCCGACCGGCCAAGTTACTTGGACAGCGCCGGTGATATGCATCACAACGGTCATCGCTCGACCAGCAGCTGGTGGATTGACGAAGGAAAGTGTCCGCGCAACGCTCGCGTCGACTTGGAAGACCTGGCCGGTGGAAAGATCCAGCGAGGCGGTGGCTGTATTCACGTCCAAGTCATAGCGGCGCAGGCTGCTGGTGTATTCGACACCGGTGCCGTCAGGCTTGGCGACCAGCGGAAGACCGCCCTTTCCTACTGTCGCCGGCAAGCCAGCAGCCGCCTGAGCCGCCGCCGCCGCGGACTGCGCGGAGTCGCGAAAGGCCTTGCTGTTATCAGCTTGAGTCTTCGCGATCACCGCCTGGGCGGCGGAAGTCAGC